TTATTTATGTTTATATTTCAAAGCAAGACATTCACTTGATCCTTTTCTAATAATCCAAACATCATCATGGTACATATCTTCCAGTTTAGTTTCAGAAAAGATATCAATAATATTACCCTTAACTTTACTTCCAGTATCAACAGCCCAATAAACATCATGCCCAATAATAATCTTTGATCCTAAAGGAATCACATCGGGATCTACAGCAACTGTATAGAATCTGCTACTTCTCACTCCAAGAGCTGTTCTGTATCCCCAGTTGTCTTCTCCAATCCAATAATAAGTAATTTTAAATCGTCCCATATAGATTGGAGTATTCTCTCTCTTTTCTTTACGAATACGTTCTCTTCTAAGCTTCTCCTGTCGTTTCTTTTCAATAGCAATCCTCTTTTGTTCGTCTGCTTGCTTACATTTATCATAGTGTTGATCAACGTCTGTAAGTGCTTCCTGAAGCATTTCTGGATGCTGCTCATCAGCGTTACAATTCTGTAAACCTAATCCTAATGTTATGTTTGCAGTTGCTAATAATCCTAAAGCTAATAATCTCTTTCTTAAAATAAAACCACTCCTTTACTTAATCTTCGTATACTGGTAACAACGGTGCCCAAGCTACAACATCTTCTGAATCAAATAAAACATTGTGCCATTCTTCTCCATCAAATCTGGCAATCTCTCTGAACTTTACGTCTCCAATCTTTACAGATACAAGAAACTCTTCTTCATAAAATACTCCTGTCAGCTCTGGCAACTTTTCTGTTACCGGTGTCCAATTAATCTCCATAAAATCCTCCTGTTTACCACCATAAGTCTCTAAAATATTTTCCAAATAACTCTAATCCTTCTTGAATTCTTTCATTTGTTTTATCAATTTCATTTTTCCAATTTGGATCATTAAAATCGATTTCCAATCCTACACAATCGTCTTTCAATACTTTAAAAGAAAATAACATCTTATCTAAGATCTCATTCCACTCATCAATCGTCTTAAATTCATGTGGAAACCCAATATTCTCTTCCTTAAATTTTTTTAGTCTTGGATATACGAATTTTGCCATCGTCCAATCTAATGACCAAGTCTCTCTCGGATCAAAATATCTATTATGCTGCTTTAACCATTTCTTCCTTTGTCTTTTATTCATGATAAAATCCTCCAATCTAAAAAAGCCCCCTCAATTAAGAGAGGAGCTGATCAAAATTTAAATTCATCTTTTCTATGTGTTTTCCTAATACCTTTGTCGAATAACCAATTATTAAAATCACACCCAGTATTTGTAACGGCATACTTGAAAGATTTGACAATACACTTTAATCTCGTTGTACCAAATATGCTTTCAAATTTGTACCATTTAATAAAATATTTAATGATTCTAATTTTAATCACCTCATTCTTTATAAAATTACATCTACAATTCCATACTCAATTGCATCTTCAGCTCGTATATAAAAATCCTTTTTCTTAATTTTAATGTCTTTTAGAAGCTTCTTTGTCATATTAGTCCTATCAGCTACATAATCTTCTATTTCTTTCTGTCGAGTATCTATAAGCTCTCTTTCTTCTACAAGATCCTGATATTTCCCTGCAATCCAACTGGACAGCTGATGGTAACAGAACATTGAATGTTTGTAACAATATCTTTTAGAGCCTGCCAAAAAGATTTTAAAACCTGCACTATAAGCATATCCTGTACAGTATGTATGAATTGGTGTCTTACTATGTAGCATAATATCAATAAGCCCCCACATATTATCTACACTGCCACCATGAGAATTTATATACATTTTGATTGGCTCTCTTTTAAAATCTTTTTCCTTAGAGTCTTTTGCATCATCTGCATGAATTAATTCTAATAGATAAAATTGAATATAACTCATGGACTTCTCATCTATATTATCTCCTAAAAAGATTGTTCTTGTTGTTGTGTTAATGTGGCAATTATTTTGTGTTTGTAGCATCCTTTTCTCTCTCCTTAAATCTATTCTGTTGTACCTAAATCAATTCTTTTCTGGCATTGAGGGCAAATAATAAAGTTGCGAACAACATATTTGTTACAAAAATCTTCTCCTTGTATTGTAAAACCCATATGGCGAACATCTGTGTCTTGGTATTGGAGCAAAGCTTTGCAGTTACCACATTCAACTTGCCCTATGTTTCCTTGCTTAAGGATCTTAATCATTTGATCACCTCGCTCATAATCTGAAATAGTTCTCCATTCTTCATTGCATCAGTTAAAAAAGATCCTAAATTTTTAATTGTTTCTTCGTCTAAGCTATCTGTATGAGCTAGTGCAACACCTCTCGATTTGGCAGTTTCAAAGAAAATGGGATTTAAGTCATCGTAAGCCAACTGTTTAAATCTTTTCCTCTCCAGTGTTCGTGCTACATATTTAAACTTCTGATTCTCAGATATTACATTGCCGTACTTCAAATCTACTTGGTTAAACATATCTCTAATTCTAAATACAGGTTCTCTATTTTCGATAGCTAACAAATGTATTCCAAATTCCCTGTTAGTCATTTAATCACCTCTCCCATAATTGGACTAAAAACTTTAAGGGTTGCATCAGAAAAGCTTTCAAGGGGTCTCCCTATCACCGCTATTGCTGACCCATCCCCTGCGTAATAAACAGTAGCTAAATCATCACGAATTGATTGCTTAGCTTTTGTTTTCTGCAAAATATGAGACACATATTCAAATTTTTGTTTCTCTGTTAAATTATTCCCATATCTCTTGTCCACTTGGTCGTATAGTTCTTCAATTTTATCTTTAGGACATTCGTATTCCAAAAACATTAACCAAATTCTAGCTTCTCGAATGCTCATATTTTTGTTTACCCATTCTTCATTCATCCAATCACTCCTTTTAAATATGTGTAGAATTAGTTCTATGGCCCCATCGAAACTGATCATTCATTAATTGATCTGCTGTTATTATTAAATTGGCGCTTCGAGTGCCATCGAAGTTTAAAGAACGATAATGTGAAAAGAAATAGTTGACCTCATATATTCTTTCACAGAATATAGTGATATAGCATTCTTTTTCTTCTTCTGTAAGAGTATTCCCATATTGCTTATCTAATCGTTTGTATAGAGCTTGAAGCCCTCTTACTGTGACATTATATTTTGTTGTCAATGAAGCAATAAAAAATTGTCTTTGTAATGCTTTCCAGCTTAGGTTTATTTTGGTGCCTGTGGCATCTACTATTGTTCTTGTTGTTGTCATTCTGTTCACTCCTTTCTACATGAGAGTAATTCCATTTCTAGGATAAGATATCGTAAACTCCTGATTAAATTGATGTAGTAATTCGTTGTCATCAATAAAGCCTCTAGTACCGATGTAATTCCCTCTATATTTATGCTTATAATCATAATTGTTTTTACAGTAGTTAAGTACATAACTTTGCTTTTCTTTTTCGCTAAGAGAATTACCATATTGATTATCTAAATGTTCAAGTAAAGATTCCATTTTTTCATTTGTAATAGCATACTCAATCTGAACCAACTTTTTAAAAATATTCCTAAGTGAATGATTTGAATTCATCCTGTTCTCCCTCCTCATCAAAATACAGAATACGGCTACTATTTAAATATTGATATAAGCGATCTTCATCTTTTTGATATGTCGATTCAAAAATTGCCTTAGGAACAGCTACAATTCCAACGCCATATGCTCTTATAATGTAATCACCTTTGTTTGCAGTTCCTTTCTCTGGATCTGCAAATACAATTGTTCCATCTTCTTCATTAGACAAAGATGTCGCTATGTGACAAGATCTTCTCCCATCTTCATTAAAAGTATAGCAATAGCCTCTAAACCATTGTGGAATATATTCATCCCATTCGTAGTCATGCTTATAACCGCCATTTGGTTTTTCACGAAAGCCGGCTTCTCCTGCATGTCCAGTAAACTGAAAATATTTCATAGGAGCTACTTTATCCAAAACACCTCTTACATAATTTTTTTGTTGTTCAAAGTCAAGTTTATTTCCATAAAATTCCTTGCACTGGTCTAAAATGGCATGAATATCTTCTACTGAAACACCATAAAGTTCTGCTGTTGCATAAATCCATCTTTCTTTAGATGTTTTTGACTCCATTTGGTCACCTTCCTTTTCTACCATTTCCATTTATTTTTTAAGCATCATAGATAGCATTGTATTATGCAATATTCATATAAAGCTATTTCATTTTTGTTATAACATTTTTCAAACAACTCTCTAGGAATTGCCATTATCCCACAAGGATCAATATTAACTATATAATCATCCTTGTCACAACCCTTCTTTACAGAATAGGAGAAACTAATATAGCCCATCTGAGTTCTTTTTTGATTGTGAATATACTCATGAATTTTACACCCATCTTCGTTATAGAATTTGCGAAACCATTTAGGAACATCGGGTAGCCAGAATAAATTACTTCTTCTAAAACGAAAAACCCTTCCAGTAAATTGGAAATACTGGAAGGGTTGATCAGCCTCAATGACTGCTCTTATATAATTTCTTTGTTGGTCTAAAGTAAGTAGGTTTCCATATTTTTTATGGCACTGATCTACGTATGAATCTACTTCTTCTGTTGATATTTTGTGAAGATGTGCCATTGCTTCTTTCCACAAGAGCTCGTCTGTTTGGCGATGAACAAAATTTATATCTATAATAGAATCACCTCTTTTCTATCCAATTTATTGATATGTAAATTTTATGCATACATCTTAGAAAAATCAGCAACTTGTCCTGTTTCATACATGTATTTAAATTTCTTTTGAATAATATCTGTAGACTCAGGAACCAATTTCGTTGCTAAATAATATATGTATTTGTTTGACGATGAAAGGAATGAAATATCACGAGATTTTCTTCCTACGACATGTGCTGTAGTAAATCCATATTCATTAAACTTGTCACATAATTTTTGTAATTGCTCTTCTGAGAAAACTCCACCAGCTACACAAAAATGACCTGTTTTTCCACTTTTATTAAACCATCCATCGTCTAGTAAAAAAATTATTAACCCAACTTCATTTATTCTTTCGATAACTTCATCTTTGGATAAGTTAGCATATTCTATTAGTGTTGGTGTTGTTCTCGTACAAAATTCAATAGCATCTACATATTCATTGTTTAAATTTTTTCCATACATGTTTGTTCCATTTGTTAAATTTCCAAATGCCCTATGTTTCCATTCACAATATTCTTTTTCTTGCATTGCATGACATTCTGAATAGTAATAATTATATTTGCCATTCCGTTTTAGTCTTCCATCTCCAAGAATGCCACCATATATTAATTGTTTCTGTAACATATTTAATTCAAACGTAGGATTCTGTTTAGTTGTCATATTGTGCCTTCTATATACGTCATGGACTTGATGTATGGTAACTCCTACTTCATCAGCAATTTGTTGGGCTGTCATTTTCCCTCTTAGGTTTTTAACCTTTTCTGTCTGTTCTTCTGTAATTGGTTTTGCTGGCATAAATACCGATCCTTTCTTAATTCAATCATAGTTCCACTCTCCTTTTATTCCTTTTCTCCAAATTCTCTGATTGCTACTACCTCTAAAATTTAAACTGACATCTCTTTTATCCAACTCAAATTGTCCGTCTATTAGAACATTGCAATCGCTTAATAATAATTTCTTATCTTCATCCTGTTGAATTTCTTCAAACAAAAATCCCGAATAACACCAGATATTGTTATTCGGGATATGAATCTTTTGAATCATTTCATGGACTTCTCTGGCGGAGTACATAGGATCTCCACCAGATAAAACAAGTCCCGAAAGAAATGATCTTTTATCAATTTCTGTATTAATTTGTTTAATTAAGTCATCATCAAGAGGCTTTCCATTCTTAAAATCCCATGTATCTTTTGAATGACACCCCTTACAATGGTGTTTGCAGCCACTGATAAATATAGTACAAACAACACCTTCAGCATCTGCTATTGATTCATAATTGATACCAGATATGTATAACATTATTTATCTCCAAAATCTGTATAGGCTGAATGTTTCACTCTTTCTTCAACTTCGGCTTGCTTTCCATCATTAAAATTACGATAGTCTGTTGTAAGATATCCAGTTACACGTCTAAGTTGCTGAATATTTTGACTACCACATTCAGGACACTCATTATTAAATTCTCCTTGATAGCCGCAATCCAAACAACTGTCAATTGGGAAATTGAATGCTAAGTACGGAATGTCTAATTCTTTAAATGCATAATCAATAATATCCTCAATTGCTTTTGTATTGTGTACAAAAGTAGATTCAAGTTCTACATATGTAATGCATCCTGCTGTAGCGTATTTTGTAAATGGTGCTTCAATTCTTAACTTGTCATAGATTGATACTTTCTGCCATACAGGTACGTGACAACTATTTGTAAGATACTCATGACTTGTTACGTTTTCAATAACTCCATACTGATCTCTTAAAGCTTTTAACGCTGTGCGACAAAGGCCCTCGGCTGGGGTAAAATACAGTCCAAAATTTAAGTCATTTCGTTCACTTGCTTCTTGTGTAAACTCATACATCCTTTTAATTACACTTAAAGCAAATTCATGAACTTTTTCATCTTCTGAATGATCTTTTCCAAAAAGTGCTTGACACATTTCTGCCACTCCAATTAGCCCAACAGCTAAAGAATTGTGTTTAACTGATTCTTCCACAGTATCTTTACAATCTTTTGCTCCTTGCATTGTATTATTCTGATACATGAATGGAGCTGCGTTAGGAGACTGTCTTTTAATGATGTCGTATCTTTCAAGCAATCCTTTTTCACATAAATTCAAAGCTTCTTCTAATCCACTCCAAAAACCATCTAAATCAGGTTCTGTTCTTTTACCAAGACAGATACCATATTCAATTCCTAGCTTTGGAAGAATAATCGTATTAGGAACATTGTTCCCTCTTCCTTGTCTGATGTAGCCTAATCCATGTCGATCATACCCAACTAGCGTGCGACAACCCATTGTGGAGAAAAAACTGTCTGGATTATCTGGATCTTCATGAGCTTGACTCCAATCTCCATTACACCAGTTTGGATAAATTCTTTTAGACATAGATTTTAATGCTAACTGTTTTAAATCGTAATTAGGATCTTCTGGATTTGCATTTGTTCCAGATTTATATTGGAAAATACTAATAGGAAAAATACTTGTTAAATGGAATTTTCCAATTCCCTCAATACTTGCTTCCATCATCCATTTAGTAACAAGTCTTCCTTCAGCTGAAGTATCTCTTCCAAGATTGATAGATGTAAAAGGAACTTGAGAGCCCTGTCTTGATTCGAGCGTATTTAAATTATGGTAAAGAGCCTGGGCTGCTTGAGCCCCTTCTTTTTCCAACATTGCAAGTGCATATTCGTATACTTCTTTATGACTTTTTGCTTCTTCATCCTCAATAGATAGCTCTTTTGGAACACTGTTGATATATTTTTCATCTGCATGTACAATCCATTTGAGACCATCTTTATAATGCTTTGCGAAACTCATTCTTACTAAAGGAGCTAAATCATAATCTAAATGAATAGTCCCTACTCCTCCGTACTGTATCTGCGATTGGCATTGGAACGCAACAGCAATAAGTTGACAACCGCTACTAAAAGAAGCTGGGGGTCTTACATCACCATTTCTCGTTTTGAACCCATTTTTAAAGATTTCATTAAAATTAAGATTTAGACAGTTATGTTGTCCATAAATTGTTTTTTCCAAGTCGTGTTGATACACCAACATTTCTTTGTGAGCATTGGCCACTTCTTCGCTCAAGCCTCCAAAGTCAAGAGCGATAATTTTACCAATGTCTGCAGATGCTTCTTTTTCTCTACCTGAAAAACTATGCTCATCTACATTTGCATTTGCGTTTTGTACATTATCAGCTTCAACTCTACTCAGATAATTTTTAATAATCTTACTCTTCTTGTTTCTAATTCTACTTCTATCGTTGCGATAAATAATATAGGCCTTAGCAACATCCTTTCTGTCGCTTTCCATAAGTTTTTCTTCAACAAGATCCTGAATGGTTTCAACTGATAAAATCTCACCCTGTGTCATTACAAATGCTGCAATACCCTCTGCGATTTTCTTAGTATCAACTGTAATCTGTTTATCTACATCCATAAAAGCTTTAAGAATAGCCTGTACAATTTTTTCTTCTCTAAAGGATACTAATCTTCCATCTCTCTTAACTACCTGCACTGTTTATTCCTCCTTATCAAAATCTTCTACGTTTTTAAGTTCTTCTAAAATTTCATCTACTCTCCTTTTAGATCCTTTAATATCCTTGTCAATAATTCCATGCCATTCATCAAAGATCTGTTTCATTTCTTTAAGATTTTGTTCAGATTCTTTATGTAATTTTTTCTTCAACTTCCGAGTATCTCTTTTAATCTCATATAACTTTTTCAGTTTAGAACCTAATCTTTTAACACTCTCCCCTAAAGAAGCAGCCTTTTCTTTAACATCTGCAATCTCAGTAGGTCTTGTATAATCAAATTTCACAAACATTGGAATCACCATTGTCTGTTCAAAATTCTTCAATATGTAAGAATCCAGATCTTCTTTTTTTGCTGTAACCATTGGAAGAGGCTGATTAGTACTCAGCCTCTCAATACACTCTTCTGTAATACATCTCTCTGTTTCGTCCATGGCCTCTGTCATAGATGATCCATAACAAAACATATGCAAATCTGGAATTTCTACTAAAATATTCCCACTCTTATTTTCTTTAAGAACAGCACGATATTCTACTATGTATTCCATTAGCCTTCCTCACACTCTTTCTCGTAAATATAACGAACAGCATCAACAGTTTCTTCAAGATTATCATTGTCTAACATGTAATCTGCTAACATATCTGCATACTGAAACTCTACAGGGTCTTTTGAATCTCTTAAAAGAATCTCTTGTGGTGATCTATTGTCCTTTTCCATGCGTCGTTTTCTTTCTTCTCTAGGACAAGTCAATCTGACTACAATGATTTTTTTATCTCCCTTATAAGTTTCTTTAAGCATTTTAATACCTTCACAGTCGCATACATATGTATCATACTCTTCTACCTGCTCTTTAGTTGCACAGTAGAAATTACCTCTATATTTGTTCGCTGCAACTTTATTTTTCAATAACATAAACTCTCCCAAAGAAACAAATGTATGTCCTTCTTCATCTTCCTTTCTTTTAGGTCGAGTTGTATAACTTGGTAATTCTTTCATACCATATTTCTGTTTTAGTCTGTTGGCAATTGTTGTTTTACCTGTTCCACTTTCTCCAAGTAGAACTAATAATACTTTACTCATTAAAAACCTCCTATAGTTTTAATAACTGATAAAATTAAAGCCAATGTTAGCCAAAACACACAGCCAACAGTAGTTAATAAATCTCCCTTTTCTTTTATGCTCTCGTCTTTCAATTTTTTGCTTTTATGCTGTAAGTAAAACCCTGATCCAATTAAAAGCACCCAGATCAGAATTCCAACAATGTTAATTCCTATAAAAATACTTTTCAAGATTTCTCTCCTTTCTTACTTTTAACTTCTTCTATCAATGTGTCTAATTGACGAATGTATTTGCGATTACCTGTTACTCTCCTATGACTCTCTAATGTCCGTAAATTCCTGCTTCTTGGCAATCGCTTCTTTTCTACATTCTTTTTAATGCTTAAAGCGGCCCTGAAACTCCTACAATGTGTATGTAATGCAAAGTTGTCTGGATTGTATAAAATCCATTCATCTTTGTCTTTATGTGCCTTTTTAATCTTGAGCACTTGATCACTTCTTTCTTACAAAATAAATCGAAGGATTGCTAACAACACTCCGACTATAAGTACAAATTTAATTGAAAATGTAACAGTTGGTGCAATCAATGTAAGTACCCACAACATTCCTGCTGCTAATATAGAATAGATTGCAAACCAGATTAATATCCAAATGATCCCTAAAACTAGAGCCATGGCACAACCTATATGGATATCATTTCTATTTAAGTTCTTCATTTGATACCTCTTCTGTAGATTCTTTTACTGCTTCTGTAGACTCGTCATCAACATATTCACTGTCAGAATCGTCATATTTAGGTTCATATTTCTCATACTCTTCCTGTGTCGCTGGCTCAGTTACAACACTATGGCACTTCTTACAAGTTTTTTCCCATACGTATCCTTTTTCAGAGTCATATGCAATGCTAGTATCCCAATCGTGATTGCATTTTTCTAAAGAATCATCTTCGTATTCATCAGGATTTTCAAATTCATCTCTATCGATTTCCTCAGTTGATTCTTTAGGCGTATTATTTAATGATTCTTCTTTTGTTTCATTCTGAAACTCCACTTCGTCAACTGTTTTTAATTTTTTCTTTTGCTCAGTTGTTGCTTCAGTTGTGGCAGCCGCTGTAGCCTTGGCAGAGGTTTCAGTTGATTTACCCACTTTCTTTGTCTCTGGTGATGCGAAAGCATAAAAAGATGCTGCACACGTTAATGTAATAGTAACAACTCCTGCAATAATTAATTTTTTCATTATCATTGAAAATACCTCCTATTTATCTGTGCTACCAAAACCGCCTTCTCTTGTTCCTTCAGCTTCATCGTCTTCTGTTGTAAAATATTTCTGGAAAATAAACTGACAAATACCATCTCCTGGATTAATACTCATAGGCTTGTCTCCTTCGTTTCTGATCTTTACAAAGATATGACCCTCATTGCCTTCATTATCAGCATAGTCGCTGTCAACGATACCAACTGTGTTAGCTAATCTTGCATAATACTTAAATCCTAATCCACTTCTTGGATAAGCTCCTAAGAAAATATCCTGAGGCATATATGCCTTAAGCAATGTAGGTAATTTAATTTCCTGTCCAGGTTCTAAGCAGAAACCAATTGGACTATAGCAATCATATCCTGCAGATCCTTTTGTAGCTCTCTTAGGAAGTTCTACGGTCATTGCAGCTAATTCCTCATCTGGTACTTTAAATCCTTCTGCTGAGAAGAACTCTTTTAATGATTTTACTTTTTCATCTTTTCCTACGTAACTAAACTTAATTCTTTTGCTCACTTTGTTGTCTCCTTTTTCTATGTAATCTACTAATTCTTTGAAATATGGCACATTGTCTAACATCCACTGACAGAACTCTCTCCATTCATCTAAGCGGTGATTGCGTCTTGAAAAGTACATGTTCAATAAAACTTCATAATTTAACGTTAAATTCGCTGTTTGTAAATAGCCCTGTGGAAGCATACCTCTAATAGTTTGAAAAATCTTTTCATCTTTTGTTTCTAAATATAGGGCTCGTAAATAATTCAATGATTCAATTAAATTTTCATAATAAAAGCAAAGCTGAAATAAATCTTCATTTTCTGATCTTGGCAGGGCATATTTTAATTGATTAGCTTGTTTTTTAGTGATTTCCCATTTCTCCGCCAACTCAGTATATGTTAACCCATTCCGAACATCTAATAAAAATTCGGCCCTGTCTTTAGTGCTAATAATTTTAGTTTTGCTCTTCCACGTTCTATACGTTTTATGTAAGCCGCTAAGCTCTTTGTATAACCCCTGTTCAACTCCCTTTTGCATGTTTTCAGAAGCTGTAACCCATTCTAAATTTTCGGCACAATTGTTGCCTTTATTCCCATCGATATGGTTTACCTGATTATAATTTTCGTCTTTTTTGTCACACCAAACAGAAGCAACCATTCTATGTAACTGCATGTGTCCACCGTTCCTCCCGCTTAATTTGACAATAAAATAACCATTTCTATTTTGATAAATAGTAACAGGAGCTTCTTTAAAATGCCTTGTTCTCCCTGTCCCATATGAATCTGTATATGTAAAAGCTTCTCTTAAAACATATCCGTTTCTATAAACCTTATATGTTTTCCCGTTATGATCGGTAAATATTCTATAATCATCATCTGAAACTTCGTATGGATATTCTAATTTATATTCTTTCTTCTTAATTGGTGAAAGAATTTCATATATACGTTCGTCCATAATGCTAAAATCATTGATGTCGAATTCGTTCGAAACTCCTTTATGCATAAAACTACAACTGTTTCTAACGGTTCCAACCTTGTATGTGTCGATTTCATGCCATACATACAAGGGTGCTGTAATTCTTACTCCTACCTGCATCATTCTTAGGTATTTTCTGTGATCGGTACCTGCTTTGGCTAATTTTTCCATTAAAGCGAAATCTTTGTCTCCTAAAACCATTCCTCTAATAGGATCGAAAGATCTGCATCTATCTCCGCCATTTGAGGGACAGTCTTGACACGCATTAGTGTCTGTACATTTGAAACTATCACTTAGCTTCCAACTGTTCTTTGCGTTACGCATACCTTCAATAATAAAATCCATCTGCTCAGGACTTGGAAATACTGGATGTTCAATTTTAATCATTTACACAACCCTCCAGACTTCTAATTTTTCTCTGAAGTTTAGCAATGATTCTGCCACACTGAGTACCTCTGCTCTTTAAAAGTTCCATTCTGCTTTTTAGTAATGTGATTTTTGTTTCTGTTGTCATAGTTCTTCTCCTTTTCTTTGTAAATTAAAAAAGAACCCGATGTATTTACATCGAGTCCTAATTTGTTTAAAAATTTAATTTTTCCATGTCTTCTTTATGTAGACTTACATACGAGTTGACAAGGTCATATATTTCCTTACGTGAAAGCATGTTCCCATATTTTTTTACATAATTATGAAATATTTTTTGTACCTCATTTGCTGAGACATCGTATACTAAAGCAATGCAAAAAGGGTCATACATAAGAACATCCTCAGGTATATTTATATTCATACAATTGCCTCTCTAAAATGAAAATTTATTAGCAGCTTTATAGGCTAACAGCTTTACTAAATGAGTTCTCTTTACAGAAATGCTATTCTTGCTTACTGCATATCTAAGAGCATTATTCTGTGCAACCATATAACACTTATCAATAGCTCTTGTCATTGCTGTATATACCCATTCTCTTGAAAGCTGTATAAATGATCCAAAATCTAGCCCAACAATTACTTTCTTACACTGAGATCCCTGTGCTTTATGACAAGTGATTGCATATCCTAATTCTAAATCTTTCCAATTTTTCTTTGGAAGAATCATAATTCCCGGAATATCCTGAAAATCAACAGCAATTGTATTAGCATCTATATCAATGTTTTTAACAACTCCTATGTTCCCATTGAAGATTCCTGCAGTAAATTTATTCTTTGCATAATAATCATTCTGCACATTGATGATCTTGTCTCCCTCACGAAGTATCCAAGCTTTAGAACTCTTTTGCACAAACACTTCCTTCTTTTCAGAACTATCTGGATTGTACAGTGATTGTAAAGCTGCATTTAAATTGTCTACACCTGACTCATTTTTATACGATGGAGCAATTACCATAAGATCCATAATGTCTGTTCCATCTTCAAGTTCAGATGAAGCATGTTGCATTACCTTATAAAACGTATTACTTTTATCTGAGAAGCAATCTATAACCAAGTCATTAAGTTTACCTCTAACCTCAGTTCCAATCCAATCTTTTTCGATAAGTTGAATACCCTCTCTGGCTTTTATGCTCTCTGTAATAATTCCTGAATTAGCAGCCTGTCTGTGGATCTGGCTTAATTCAATAGAAACAATTTCCTTTGATGCAATTAAATCAGCCGCTATGTTCATGCAACCAATACATTCAAGCTGTCCTGTGTCTCCTAACATGATTAACTTTGATCCTGTTTTAATCGCTTTTACAAGCCTGTTAAACAATTCTCCGTCTACCATTGACACTTCATCAAGAATGATAATATCTCTTGGTAATTTATTATCTTCGTGAAAAACAAAACCACCGTGATCACGATCTCCTTTAGGAAATCCTAACAAACGGTGGATTGTATATCCTTCTTCATGTGTAATTTCAGCCATTCTTGCTGCAGCTCGTCCACTTAAGGCCGTTTGTGCATATGAATAACCCTGTAAAACAGCGATCATAGCATCTACAATTGATGATTTACCAGTACCAGCTTTACCTGTGATAACAACTACTTGATTCTCTAAGACTGCTTTAATGCCTTCAATCTGTTGTTCATTGTACTCCCAACCTTGATCAATTTCCTTTTGCTTAATGATGTCTTTCCAATTAGAATACTTGAAATCGTTTTCTCCATCTCTTATCCTAATTAGGTTCTCAGCAACGCTCATCTCTAGATCGTAGATCCTTTTTAGTCCTACAAACTTACGATCGTCACTAAACCATAGTTGATCATTTACATAATCTAAACCACCTTTTAGCGCCTCATCTGAAATATCATCTCCAAAAAACTCTATCATTGTATCAATAAAATTGATTGGCTTTTGAGTTTTTGAGACAATACCATTCTCTATCTCTGTATTAGCATCCGCAGGAATATATGAATATCCCTCATTCGCTCTCTCTTGAAGATAATATAATATGTAAGTACCAATTCTTTCTGGTGAATCAGGCTTTAAGCCACCTTTCATAGCAATCTCATCACATTTGTGCCATCCAACACCATTGACTTCAATAAGCTTATATGGTTTATTCTGAATAATCTCAACTGCAATATCAGATGATTTATAATGATTTACAATTCTTCTTAATAACGCTTCTGTCAAACCATACTCACTAAGCTCTTTCATTGCGTTTGACAATGGCATATATGTTTTGAACTTATCAATCCAAGCAACTGCTGTCTTCATACCACAATTTTTAACTTTGACCAATGAAGATATATCACCATCTTTCAATGTCATGTATGGATCATCTAATGCCTCATACATTTCTTTTACCTGAAGTTTTGTAAAGATAATATCTAAAAATTCTTTTTGACCTTCTTTACTTTCAATTCCATTTGGCAAATATAAATTGATCGAATTAACTTGATACTGCTTTCCATATTTCTTATTTTCTACTTCTGTAGCTGAAATTTCATAGTCGGCATCTTCCATTAAATATGGCATGATACCGACTACTGTAAATGTTTTATATATTGGATGAATTTCAACCTCGCCATCAATCTCTTTTACAAGATCAAAGGAAGCAATTGTAAAATAAGAATCATTGTTTCTATGTATAGTTTTAACTGCTTTTCCTATACATCTCATGCTTCTCTCATCCTTTCTGTCATTACCTCTACTCCTTTCTCTCCGATGTTTGTAATCAATGATGTAGTATGTTTGAAGATTGTGTCTCCATAGTTATAGCATCTGAACATATCGCCATTGCGATACCCCGTAACCATTATCATTTGACCTCTCTTGAACCAAGACTCTTCTATTGAGGTCTTCTTGTTATAATGTAAGAAAGCCCCTTTGGTATATTTCACATTTACAACTCCCTCAGGGGTTAATAATGTAACTGTATGTCGATCCTTATTCTTGTCTAAGACAGTTCCCCAGATCTTACTAATGAAATACTTAGGAAACTCTTTGACTTCTTGAATCTCTTGTCCATTCTCAACCCTCTTAACCTTTCTTTTATACGTAGATGCAACTACTGGTTCTTCTGAAAGATTAAAGAAATTGACAATATTAAATTCATCTCTGTTAAGGTCTGCCAATTCATGTTCATGTACATAAACACACAGTGATTCCATTTCCATATGAGAAGTGGTTCCTGTAACCACTTTCTTAGCTTCATCTTTCACGAGAGCTTTATTATACTTAAGTAATGTATTCGGATTAGCCAGATATTCTCTAAGAGGCTCTAATTTCTTTTCAGTTTCTTTATTAAATTTCTTTTTGTAAATCAAATAATGTTCATCTTTAACGTCATAGATGGAATCTTCTGTGTAGTGATTTATGAAAAATTGCATTGCTCTATCATCTAGTTCAATGATTTCATCATGATAGCCACACTTCAACATTTTTCTTGACGGATCAATATATTTCTTTACAACTTTCAATTCTTTTACATACTGCGAGAAATTGTATACTTGAATTCCATCTAAAACTTCATCTGGAATAAGATTAAGCTCTGGATACATAAATTGTAGTTCCTGCATACGATTCAATTGTGATTTAGTCAGACTTGAGATTAGATTACATTTACATAATCTTACGATCGTATAAAGCAAATCTACTCTGTTTTCATCAAATTCATCAAAGCAACCTGCTTTAATCAACTGAATTACCTGACCTGTTTTGACTAGCTTTGTGGCAACCATTCTTTCATAAAAATCTTCAAATGAAGCGAATGGCCTTGCTTGTCTTATAATTTCTACTACATCATCACCGATTCCTGAAATACTCTTTAATGCAAATAAGATTGCATTGTTCTCTTCATCGGCTTTAAATCCTAATTCCGCTTTGTTAATCAGTGGAGCTTGAATTTTAATACCTCTCTTCTGCATTTGTGCTATAGACGTTGCTACTTTTCCGTAATCTGTAGACTGCTTAGATCCTTTAGATTCTTCGTCAGCTCCTGCATTTACGGTTAAGCAAGCTGTATTCCAATAAATAATCGGATAATGATATGCAAGATTTAACTCCTGCAATCCTATAGCACTGTATGGATAGGTATGATTCTTAGAAAAGGAATACCCAAGCTGTTTCCCTACAACTTCTTTCCAAACGTAGTTCAACAGATTATCTGAAGCATGGTTTTCTTTTCCCCTCTCAAAAAATTGCTCTTTCATTGCTTGCTGTAAAGCTGGTTTCTTCTTTGCAATACTTTTCCTCAGCTTATTGCTATCAGCAACACTAAAATCAGCAATCTCTTTATCCATACTGATTTCCATTACAATTTCCTGAGTATCACCTACACCATAATTGGATTTAAGGTATTTCTCTAAAATTTCAATTTCATGATCAGTCAAATGATACTTCGTTCTCATCAAGTCATACCATTGGCCAATATCATTTTTAAATCTAATATAAGTATCAATCGGCTGTTCAGCTCCCTCTTCTGTTACCATAAGTCTCATAATAGAGTTTGCTGCAGCCAATTCTTCCAAGCTATGAGGTTGGATACGTCTTGCTGCCTGTAATCCTGTCTGTGTATTAAACTGAAACAGATCCACAACTTTGTTTTCTGCTACCCAATCCCACATTTCTCTAGTTTCATAATCAAGAACATCTGGATGAAGATATTTATCATATGTTTCTCTTAATGATCCTTGCCATTCCATATACCCTGCGTCAATGAGCTGTTCCATTGTCAGGCGGATCTTGTCAAGCGCCTCTATCGTTAAAAAATCCATTTTCAACCCACCACACTCATCTGAATCAGCCATATTAAACTGAGTTGTTAACACTCCATTTGGAGCTTTCATTCGAGCATTGTGAGCAATAAAATCTTCATTAAAGACATACACTGCAGAAGCATGAATAGATCTTCCACAAATTAGTCCTTCAATTCCCATTGCAATGTCAAGTAATTGATCATGACTTCTCATTTCATTCTCAAACCCCGGCACTGCTTCTCGTTCTTTTTCTTCGTTTCCGTATATACAGTCATGTAAACTCCATGTAGCACCTCTTGTTACTGGCACCATTCCAGCCAAATAACTAGAAGTATCTGGATCAATTCCTAAAGCTCTACATGAAGTTAAAATAGCCGATTTGCTACCTTCTGTTTTGAATGTACAACAATTTAATACTCTTCTTTCTCCTTTTCGATCTTTTACAGCAGAGATAATTTGTTCTCTACGATTCTTTTGTGAATCAATATCAACCGATCTACCGTCACTTTCGTGATATTTCTGTACGGACTAGACTATCTCATCACCCAATGTTAATCCATTGGCTTGCTTATACAAGGATTTCTCGTGTGTGGCACTACAGATAAGGACTTTCACCTTATTCCTCTTAGGACAGTTTTATAAGTTTGTCCAATTTAGTCGTTACACTTCTTTACTTAGCACGGTATTGCCTGCTATCTCTTTCAAGACCGTAGGTTCTCTTAGTCAGCGTATTCGAGCCTTGCCTTATTTAACTGATACCGTTAGCACTTTCGCACACCTTACATTTGTAAGTTCACCACATTTTGTCATATATATCACTATATAAGCGGACTTTTTCAAATCCGATAACTCTGCTTTCTCATGGGAAATATGTCTCCAATGAGGCAATCCCCAATCTAAAGGATTCATTTGTATTAAATCAATTAAATACATTGTATACATACCAGTAACTGATCCTCTGGCTACTCCTACTAAGCTATCTCCCTCTTCCCACATAATATTGATTAGTTCTAAGGTTGATATATAATAGGAAGAAATACTTGACTTAATCTTCTCTGTAACTAATGCCATCTCTTGTAATTCAATAGCTATTCGTTCTACTTTTTGCTCTTCGGTAAAGTCATTCCTGCGAACTTTTGCATGAATTTCTTTCTTCTGATATCCCTTTTCAATTAAGTACAACAGATATCTGTCATAGATGTTGCTGCTATTTGCGTATTCCTGCAGTGTTGTAAATCTCTGATAATATTTTTCAAAATAATTTTCTACTTCAAATTTTGGTACTTCTGCTTCAGGGACGATCGTAGAACAACTTAATGAATACTCTTTAATCTTGTTTCCAATGATCGCTGTATTGTTGATAGCTTCTGCTATAGTTTCTTCGTCAAAGTACTTCATGTAATCGTACATTTCTGGAATTTCCATTAAATATGTAGTCTGATAGAAATCATCTACTTCTCTTTCTTCCTCTTTACTTTGCAAATACGCTTTATGAATCATCTGAGAATTCTTAGATAAATAATGTGAATCGGTTGTTATGATACACTTAACACCATAAACTTTTGACAATTTAAGTAACCATTTATTAACCTTTTCCTGTTCTTCAGATGCTCCCGGTTGCATTTCAAAGAAGAAATCTTCACCAAACAAATCAATGTTCCATCGAACGAAATCATCAATTTTACATTTGGCTTCATATAATTCCAATTTGTTTTGAGCTTCTTCCATCTGCATAATCAAAGTAGGAAGCTCTCCGCCTAAGCAAGCTGTCGATGCAATCAAATGACCCGGTTCCTTTCTTATGATCTTCTCAAGGTCTGATTTCTCAGTTGGAACTCTTGTCATTTTTCCTGTTTGAAAAGATCTATCCCATGCATTTGAACTCAATTCTCTAAGCTGTCTATGACCAATTTCATCCTTTGCTAAAAGAATGTAATGATAAAACAACTTCCCATCTCCAGCTTTAAAATTTTCCTTTATGTAATCTGCGGTTCCATTGACTAGATAGATTTCATTCCCAAGAATCAATTTAAAATCCTTGGGAATGTTACCTTTCTTTTTCTCATCACGGACATAAATCATTGCCTGAATATGACCACTTAATGCTTCATGATCAGTGATCGCAATTCCTTTCATGCCCAATTTAACCGCTCTTTTGATTAACATAGGAATCTTATTGATACAATCAATTAACCTGATATTTGAATACTCAGTATGATTGTGTAATGAATAAAATTCTAAATCTGCCATGTTATCTCCTAGAAAATAAACTTTCTATTTGAACTAATATCTTGCTTCTCTTCATACCGAGCATTAACCTTAAACGTCTTCTGGGTGGGTGTCCATAAAGAATAATAAGGACACATACCTTTCAATGTCGGATCAGCGTTCGGTGTATGACCTGCAAAATCACACCAGTAACATAATGGAGTTGCATTTGGAGCAAAATCATTATCTTTTGTAATCTGTTCCTCATGTTCAAGAAGGTTTCTCAATTTCTTAAGTCCTCTCTTGAAATAGCCTTTTGTACACACACCATCTTCTTCTGTTACCTGTTGATCAATACAAATAAAGTCATACTCGTGAGCAACTGGAATCTTACCAAACAATGCATAACAGGCCAGATCATATATAAACATCTGTAATGGAGTTTTCAATTTGTCTTCTGAAAACACCTTCTTGGATGTCTTATAATCAATAACTTTTAGATTCCCATCTGCATCCTGATCCACTCTATCAATGAATCCATGTAAAACGATTTTTCCATCGAAACTAAAAAAGAATGGCTGTTCCGTACAAATCGGATGCCATTCTTCTGATTCCATTCTACTTGGCAATACCTGTGTCTCAAACAAGTATGCTTTTTCAGGATAGTTTCTTCCAGTTGCATTGTCTCCCTCATAGAAGTCCATTAAATATTTACCTGCAAGACCCTTAACCCCAAGGAGTTCTTCATCTGGAACCCCATCATTAAGCATCTCTCTAAGCTTTCCATAATCAACTTCTTCCCCAGAGAGAATCATATTTCCTTTTTCTTCTAAAACTCTATGTAATAAACTACCAAATTCCAAAGGAATTGTTGAACTTTTTGAATAGTTTTTGTCTACGTATTTCAGTTTATATCTTCTGTTACATTGGTGTAATACATCAAGTTTGGAATAACTAAACTGTGGTAGCCCAGACTCTTTTGCCTCATCTTTGGTCATATTCACTACAGAGTCTTTGATCAATTCAATTAAATCATTTTGGACTATCATTGTTTACTTCCTCTTCTACTTCTAATCTTTCTGCATCAAACCAATCTCCACAAGGTCTCCCTGTACTGTCGATACCTTCAATGTAATACCGATTCGGGCACTTGTCATAATAATGTGCAGCAGCAGTCACAATACCACAATAACCAGTAATTGTATCTACTACTCTTGTACCATAATCAAGAAATGCTAATCTTCTCATGGTTACTCCTTTCTCTCTTTTGGCTTTACTTCAATCTTATCATCTAAGAGCTTTTCAAAGATTTCTTTCCCTCTATCAGAAGGACTATCTTTTTCTTGAAGTAAATTCTGTCGATCCATAATCAGGTAAACTGACATATATGGATTTAGTTTCTCAGCAAGCTTGCACAATTTTTCATAGTACAGCAATGCTCTTTTGCTTTTGTGATCGATATATTCCTTATCAAAAGCAATATAACATCGATCAACACCTAAGCTTTTTATAATCTCACATTGATGATCTGTCAGATTTGATCCACATACCGCCAATGCATAATTATAATCTGGATACATTGTTTCAATTTGCAACACAGACTTTTCACTTTCAACCAAAAACAATCTTCCAGACCGAACAATCGCATCTTTGTTTTGATACAATCCATATAATGTATCTCCCAAATTATGCTTCAAAGTCTTTCCTTCCACTGTAATTGGCATATATTTTCGTCCAGCTGCTAATTCTTCTTCATTTAAGTTTCTTCCTCTGATACCTATTAGATTTCCACAAATATCTCTATGAGGAATGATTATTTTATTCTCTTTGCCCCAATAGCTAATTTCAAATTTCTTCATGGATTCTGGACTAATATTGTCTTTAATCCATAATTCATGAGGTCTGTAACAAAACATTTCAAGTATATTCTCACTGATTGCTCCTGGATTTCTAAATTTCTTTTCTTTCTGAGTAAACTTAGATAACCAGCCCCAATCATCTATTTTCTGTTCCTTGAATTGTTCCAACTCATCATTTTCAAACAATAATAAATTAGATATATTAGCTACGTATCTCACTGCTTGAGGAAAAGATATTGTAATACCTACACTTCTTTTGCTTCTAATTACCAGTTCATAAATGTCAAATGAGTCACCACAATCTGTGTAACAATGAAACATTCGAGAATCTGGATAATAATACAGCTTAAATTTGCTTCCATGATGACATATTGTCTGAGCAATTAAATTTCCTTTATCATCTAAGATCGGTTCTTCCGATCCTAAATCCCTTAGGATTGCTCTAATATCATCAAGAGTTAAGCTCTCCTTGATCAAATCCTTATCTAAACTCTGCATTTTAAACACCTCCTAAAAGAAAAACTGCTTAATAGCTTCATCGTGTTCTTCTTCATTTAATGGAATGTCATCATGCTCTACTGAGTTATCTTCAAGAATCTGCTCTACATTTTCAATTGTTATTTGTTCGACTGGTATAAGCTCATTGTCATTGTTTGTTACAAACAGATCATATGATCTACATGTACCTAGATCTGCATGAAGCCACAATCGAACTCGTGAAATCTTTCCTCTTCTTACCTTATATATATGGTAAATTAAGTTTGGATTCATCGTTACGCCTCTGTCTTCTAAGATCGGTTCTACTGCTTTGAGTTCCTCTCTTGTCGGAGGCATTGATATAATACCTATATCTATCTTATCTGCTATACTTTTTGCGCCTCGCAAGAGAGTCTCATCTTTATCTCTTGCATTTTTATACTCTCCATTAAGCTGTGTACTTGAATCAATATGTACTCCTAACTTATTGCAGAGTTCTTTTAGTTTTATAGCAAACATATATAAGATCTGATGTTCTTGTAACTTCATTCCCTTTGACATACTGGCAATTTGCATGATCAACTTTACTGATGTATGAATGTAGTCAAAGCTCACATACAGCACACCCTTTTCTTTTTTATATCTCTTGATCAGATTCTCAATATCATTAATATCAAAATCATCAATGTGTTCAATATATAAAGGGGCGCTCTCAATAAACTGAATAGCTTTATCTACACGTTCTTCTTCATTTCCTGAATATTTACCATCCAAGATTTTAGATTCGTTTACACCACTTACAAAAGCTATGATCATACTCTGGATCTCATCTGCCTCTAATTCTGTTGAGATAAACAAAGCCGGCTCTGAGAAACCTGTAAATTTCCATTCGCACTCGAAAGTATCATAAAACCATGGTACAGAATACGTACAAACATCTCCAACAGCCATTCTTGTTTTACCTGAAGCTGTTCCACCCGATCTTAAATAAAACTTTTTCAATCGAGCTCCTCTGGCAATTGTGTTCATTGTTGGACTTTGTAATGAAATACCGAACTCTGGCTCTTGTTTCCATTTTTCTTTCAATTCTTTCAGTCCAGATCCAGCTAACTGTCCCTGTTCTGATTGAACTGTATTAAAATGTAACTTAGGCTTTGTAACCATTTCCAACTCAACAAGCTCGATAATCTCATCTACTGTATATTCATCTAATTTCCTTGTCTCTCTCTCCTGATCCTCAGGATTCAACTTTGTTGGATCATAAATGAATTTAATATCAGTTCCCTTATAGTCGTAATATCTCAATAATGTGAACTTCTTAAGAGTCTTGTAGTTGTACTCAAAGTTCTCAAGAACAGCTATTTTCTTAGCGTTCTCTATGTAATCCACACCATTATTCATTGAAAAGATCTTATACTGAGCATCATAAGACGATAGATAAGAATCAATTGCAAATGCATCAATCACTGGTACGTTTTGCTTATGTAAAACTTTAATCGTATTCAAAATATACACATAAAAGTCTTCGTCAACATCTATTTCTTCTATATAATAGGTATCTAACAGGTCTGGTTTATTTAATAAGCAGCCTAACACCTGTACAATGGCTCGCTTATTAATTAATCCTACCAATCGTAACCACCTCCAGTTCTTTCTATACTTTCTTCTTCCACTATCTTAGGTGGTGCTATTCTCACTTTTTTATGAGCGTATAACTCATTTACATTTGATATGGAAGCATTGTGGGACTGTACTTCGCCGAGATTCTTAAAGTATTCCTGAGCCTGATCATAAACATAGGGAACTATTCCCAAACCTTGATTAGTGATCGGATTCTCTTTAATCTCATAGAAAAACCTTATCGATTGTTCCAATCCCACATAAGTAAAATAGGGATAATCTCTCATAAGATTTTTGATCTGTGTATATGTCTTAGCGTTTGCTTTTTCACCAAACAGCTCTTCGATATAACTGATCAAGGATCTTTTTTGCTTGCTTTCCTCTTCTGTCAAGCAATCTCCCAAGACCGCAGACTTAGGATTAATTTTCTTAGCTTTTTTACTCTTAACTGCTTTCCTCTCAGAATTGCTTTTTACAGCCATTTTCATCATCGAATTAAAGCACTGGACATGAGCGAGACGATTCTTATAAGGAACCGTCTCATCTCCTTTCTCTATCCAGTTAGAGCAAATAACACATTTCCTTTTACTCAAGCTATTTGCCTCCAAACTAAAAAAGCGTAGCCTAAGCTACACCTAACTTCTGTTTCTGTTCTTCTAATTTACCCAGTAAGATTTCTAATGATTCATACTGTCTCTCTGTCGCTTCCTGTACTGAATTTCCTTCACCTAGGCAATCAGCAATTAATTCCTGTAGACGTTCTTGATGACCTGCCTCACAGAAATTCATTCCTAAAGCAACTACATCTTCTTTTAATTTATCAAAAGGAATCTTATCAATTGTTTTATTCTGTGTCTGAACTTCATATGATACACTCTCGAATCCTTCAGCTTCTTCCTGAGCTTCAATCGCATCTTGAATAGCTTTGCTTAAATTTTCAGCTGTGAAGTCTTCAATATAAGGTACAATGTAATCAAATCTGCTTCTTGCAAAGTAAGCATCTGTCTCTGCAAAGTAAGCAGAAGAATGAACAACTTTACCATGTTCATCTACTCCATTGGAGTTTAAGAAAGCGATAATATCACAGTTATCCATAATTGGTGTGATAGATCTCTTATCTCCTTTAGGAATAATCTTTCCATCTTTATTTTCAGATGCATGAGCAATGAATACTACTGTGTAACCAGAAGATACAATTGAGTTTACTGCTTTCCAGTACTCAGTTTCATAGTACTGCCAAAGCCCATACCCACCATTTCCTTCTCCAATGCTTGGAGAGTTGTGTTTATTACAGATGTAAGTCTGACAGAACTGAGCTGATGCATAAACTTCATCTATAATAATGGTTGAGTATAATTCTTTTGCTTTATCAATTGTTGTTGGGTTTGTCAGCTGATTGATAACATTCAAGAAATCTGCCCATGTATGAATGTTTGCATAGGGTACTCCATTCTGAGCATTCAATCCAGATTCACACGCCAGTACAAATGGTTTGTCCATCCTAACTGACTGATATGTTTTACCAGTTGAGTTACCACCATAAAGCATAATAATTTTTCCTTCTAAACCATGAGCTACCTGACTTACCTGTGGGTTAAAAATATCTAAAATCTGCATTCACTTATCCTCCTACTGACTAAAATCCAAAGTTTCTATGTCCAGCGGCTGCACTAGCACCAATTGTTGTTCCACCAACAGTCTTATTGCCACCTGCTTTATTGCTTTCCATTGCACGTTTCTTTTTGGATTCAAGGACAAGATCATATTCAGCAATTGCTCTCTGGATTGTTTCCAACTCATACTGCTGTTCCATTGTTCCCGCATGTGTTAAGATAAGCTCATTAACATTTTTTGTCTGAGTTTTTGTTACAGCTCCTCCAATCTGATATTCAACTGTAGTTTTCTTTTCTTCTTTTGTATTGCCAATATTCCCCATAATATGGGCACTCTGACATCCTGGCTGAGTAAACAGCTGCTTACAAGCCATTGCATATTCCTGAGGTACCACAATATCTAATGGCTCAATTCCATTGTTGTAAATAGGTAATAACGTATGTAAAATTGCTCTTCCTGTTGGAACCTGAGTTTCTTTATCAAACTCATCATCAACACTCTGAACGAAACACTCAACTTCAAATGTGCTACGTGGATCTTTTAGTTCTGAGATAATTGAAACAAATCCCGTTTTGTATCCTACTTTATGAGTTTTTGCACCCATCTGGTTAAAAGATGTCCATGGATTTACCTGTCCATTAACTCTTACTTTTGTAGCTTCCTCTTCTCCAACTTCAGCGATAGAGTGAGCTCTTTCCATAAATGCAACCAGATTTTCATAAGATTTACTTGGCTTACCTGCTTTTGTTGTAGCTTTTGCAGTAATATTGTAAGTAGTATAATTGATATCATCTGTCTTAATTGTGATGTATCCTTCTACTTTATTTCCTCCATCTTTCTCATCTTTCACAATTTCAAGTTTGATTTCAGATAGAATTCCTTCTGTGTAAGCTTTTGCTGTTGCCTGACTTAAAAAGATTGTTGTTTGTTCCATTAATTTTTTCTCCTTGTTTCTTAAATAGTTTTTAGTTATGAATCATTGAGTACAAATTATTTGATTCGCACTCTGGGCAGCACATATCAAATAATTGAATACCTGCATAATTACGATACTTTTTATGAGCTTCTCCAGCTCTAAAGATATGACCACATTTTTTGCACTGCCATTTCTTTTTGTATCGATAATTTACACTTGGTTTAATTACTCTTGTGCTATCCATCATTGTTCCAATCCCCGATTGGTTACCATTAAGAATTTCCTTCTGCTTAGTCTCCAATTGGGACTGAACCTCTTGCTTTGTTCCTTTTCATTTCTTTTGTCTCCTTTCTTTAAAATAAATTTTTATATAACAAAAGCAGCCATGAACAATTCATGACTGCTTGTTGTTGCCTTATCCTTCTATGCATATATGAGTATTTTACTACCCCCATAAAACACTAGGCTGTGCCTACGATATTCAGCTTCAATTAATGTGGGAAGTCTGCTCGACTATTCTAAAATTCCACTAAAAATAATCTTACCACTATGTAATTTTAATGTTATAGTATAATCAAAACGCCCATTTCCTTCTTTAAAAATCATATCTGTTATTGCGGGCAATTGGATTGACATATCTTTTCCGCCTCTTGAATCAAATATACTTACAATGTTCTCTTCTATATTAATAGTTGGATAATAATAATCCTGTTCAACTAGAACACTATCATCCTCACTTTTATATTTAACTTTGACCAATTCGCTTTCAGATAAAACTTCATTATATAATCGTTTTATTTGTGCAGCTAATTTAAAATCTGTGCTAACATTTCCAGCGACAATGTAGTCCCCCTCTTCTGTTACCACTCTGATGTTTATTTTTGCTTCTTTCATATCGTAGCACCTCCTATCGAACGTATGTTCTTTTTATATATTACCATGTTCCATTCATATTGTGAAGCATTTGCATAAAAAAAGGAAGTGGTAATATTTACCACTTCCAAGTTAATCAACATATTCTTTGTATTTATTTAACAACACTGCCTTTCTTCGAGTCTGATACGAGTATTGTGTCATAATCCTCACACCAATTTCTGAATTAAGTATCGCATCCAAGTTGATATGATATTGTTCTGCCGCAGCTCTAAAAGAATTGATCAATCCTGTTCTCCTTAATAATGCAAATGAATACTGAGTGCCTAGCTCTTCATTGATTCGCTTCATTCTTTGATCAACCCATTTCTTTCGATCATCTCCTTTGCTTGTAACTCTTTTCTTAATAAGATGATCATCTTGTATAAACATTTCTCCATTACATTCAACACATTCTATAGCCTCTTTCATCCATAAAATTGTTTCCTTCGGTAAATCAATAACCACTCTTTTGTTTGGATCAATTTTTTGTTTATACACAGCAACCTGATTATTTTCATAGTCCATATCATAGCTCATTATTCCTAAAAGCTCACTCATGCCTGTCCCACCTATTCCATAATAAGGACATGCCAAGATAACTTTATCTATTGGATTATCCAACTTGCGAATCTGGCTTAAAATCTCTTCTTCGCTTTGTATTTTATCTTCACACATAAGATAGTAAGGAATTTGAATCTTTATATCTTTTGGATTGAATTTCATACTTGCGTTTAAATATTTAAAATAGCACTCCAACAAGCCTTTTAGACCATGGATTTCTAATGAATTTTTAGGACTTAAAATATTAAGCATACTGTTGATTTTATTTATATCAAAATCTACAATAGACATCTGGTAATGTTCTTCGTATAATTTAACCATATCTAAAAAGAATGTTACATCATTAATTGTGTATCCATTCTCTCCCATCTGATCAATAAAAGTCTTATTCTCCATAGGAATCCCCTTTCTTTGCATAACTATTTTTCCAAACAGTATTTTTATGATCCATTTGAAGAATGATGCTTTCCATTTCATTTTGATCTTCTAGCTTTACTACATTTAATATCACTGGAAAATCTTTTTCTTCACTGATTCCCTTAAATGCCATGAAAGTATGGTATCCATCTATCACCTCATAGGTTCCGGCAATTACCAAATCACCATTTTCTATTTTGATGTCATTCTTAATTGTGCCTATGGTGATCGGAACACTCCAATATGTTCCCTTTAGTATCATATTTCTGATTTCATCTATGCTACGTTTGCTTCCATAACCTAAAGACCCTGATCTACCATCATGAGATATCAATGTTTGTTTTATAACATCTGTTTCTTTTATCAGTCCATTGTGAGTCAACATATTTAATTCTTTAATAGAAGATCTGATTGTGTAATACTTTTGAGGCACAACCTCTAATATTCTATTTTTTTCTACATGGTGAGAAATCTTTATTGTTTTTGAACTTAAATCAATAGTCGCTTCTTTTAGATCAATAGTCTTAAAAAAGTTATGTCTTTCTTTATTAAAAGCTATGAATCCCCAACAAATTGCATAATATTCATATAATGTTATTTCATTTAGCTTAACCTGACCTGATACAACTTGTGACAATCTAACCAAGTCTATATCAAAATTACTAACTATTTTTCTTAAATACTTTGTCAACCCAACCCTGTATTCAAGAAGCTTTTTCAAATTTTCTACAATTGTTTCATTATTGGTCTCTGTAATAATCATGTTCCACCAACTTTCTATATATCTTTTCTTATCTTACCATATAATTTATAATGATTCTATGAAATCTGGCAAATACATGCTTCTTTTATTTTCTCTAAAAGCCTTTTGTCGTCTATGTGACCTATCAAATTATCTTCTGTAAGTCTGCTTTTATCGATAGGCATAATCTGTTCACCAAGAGCCATAGAATCCAATCGTAATCCAAAGCTCTTATAAATAACTACATGTGTGTCCAAATCCATTTTCTTTGTTACAGATGTAAAAGGCACCACGGTAACGACTGGACTATTAAAGTTGTTTTTGTTATTACTTATGACCAATACTGGTCGCTTTCCTTTTTGTACGTGTTTTTCATAACTCTTTAATTCAACACAATAAATATCTCCCCTCATGCACATAAAGCACTCCTCCTTATTAAAAAAGGACATCTCCTATCATATCTGATGCTTCTTTCTTGCTCTCTTCAACACAAGCTGCATATCGCTTTGTTGTGTTAATATTTTCATGAGCTATCATCTGAGAAGCTAAATAAATGTCCCCTGTCTTTTGATAAATCATAGTTGCAAATGTACTTCTTAATTTATGTGGAGTGATTTTTTTATCTAAATTTGCTGTATATTTCTTTATCATTCTTCTTATACCTGTTGCTCCCAACCTGTTTAAAGAAGTGTTAAGAAATAACGCTTTTTCTTCTTTACCTTTTTCTGTTAAAAACTTTTCTCTATCTTCGAGCCAAATCTGTATATATTCTATCAACTGGTCAGACAAAAAATGTATTATTTCTTTCTCACCTTTGTCTATAACAATTAATTTTTTATCGTGAAAGTCAATGTCTTCGACATCAATCTCAGACAAGGCTTCTACCCTCACCCCGGTTGATAAGAATAAAAAGTAAATGGCTAAATCTCTATTCCGCCATTTCTTTTGTTTGGCTTTTGCTTTATGAGATCCTGCTCCAGTACGAATTGTATGCTCAACCATCTTAATTTCTGTTTCTGTTAAGTATACAACAGGATTAAGTCCTTTATTCTTAGGCGGCCTAATACTTTTAGTTGGATCTCTTTCTATAATTCCCCTTTCTTTCATAAATCCAAAGAATGTTTTTAAAGCAGAAAGCTTCGTTGCCCTACTAGACACCGAAGCTTTCTTACCATTTATATAAGTGATTGAATCCATATATTTATCAATATCACTATCTGTTATATTGTTTGGATCTATGCTCAAATCAGGAGAAAAATACTTTAAGAAATTTACACAATAACCAATGTAACTTCTTTTCGTAGTTGCCTGCATTCCATTTGCTGTCATTCTATAATAGAACTGGTTCAAATAGTCTGGCAAATTCTTAAGTTTTTCTCTGGTCTTTACTTCAATTTCTTGTTCGTGTCCTTCCCTGTTGCTCATTTAATCGTCTCCTTTCTACGGCATCATCCCATGGCCTGCATCATAGATAATATACAATCCAAACAGCGTAAATACCATCATAAAACCTACGGGGCCAAATATTAATGCTAATAAACTAAACACCCAAGCCAGCTTATACGCATTTTTTTGTTGGTAGTTCATATGACCATATCTAACACCTAAGTATAGCCAGCATAAACATGGGAACGTACAAACTATAACAATTCCTTTAATAAAAGCCCATACATATTCTCCTATATGTTCTTCCATATACTTGCGATCTTCTTCTTTTTCTCTCTCTTCTCTGGCAATGTCTTCCTGTATTTCTGCCCACATCTCAGGTGTTCTGTTATCTACACCAAACCAGATACACTCAATCCCCTTTCTTCTTAAATCTTTTGCTGCCTCGTGTTTCCAATAGTCACTATTGTGAGCATCTTCTGTGCTCTCCCAATAACGACCATACTGATAAAACCCCATTCTTCACATCTCCCCTTTCTAATACCCCATGGACTTTTTAAATTCAATGATACGCACACTAACAAGAGATCTACTAACATTTAACTTCTTGGCAACCTCTTCTCGCCCGTATCCTTCATAAGTCAATTGGATCATCTTTTTAATTTTATCGGGTAATTTATTTATCTTTTCTTTCCAATAAATTTCTTCTGTGACAGTATCTTCGATATTATCACTTGCCTGTAATGTATCTAATATGGTTATTTCTTTTTTCTTACAATCTTCAATTGGTGTATATAGCGACATTGCTCCATCATTGGCTTTTCGAACATCGTAGTTAATCAATGTTAGATAATGCCCAACTTCTGACTTAACTTTCCAAGCAAAATATGTAGTAAACTTGCCTTTTGAAGGATCATATCCTAAAGCAGCCTTGCACATTGCTTCATGTCCCAACCCTTGAAAGACTTCCCAAGAGCACACTCTGGTATAACTTCTTCTGTATAGGAACCTAATCAACTTGTAGTTATCTTCAATCAACTTCCTCTGTTCATCATTTAACTTTTTCATCAGCTCATCTCTCCTAACACGTATTTATCGCTTGCGAATCCTGCAGCTCCTTTGTGTCCACCGCCACCGTACTTAACAGCGATCTTACTTACGTCTACATCATCATTTGCAGCTCTCAAGCTGTAGCTCCATCTTTTGCTTCCACCGTTGTAAGCAAATCCAATATAAACATCATACTTATCATCAACTGACTCAAAGAAATCTGAATTAATCAATCCATGGTTCACAGCAAAACACTTATATCCTTCAAACTCTACAGCGAATCCTTTTGATCTGATATATTCTTCTGCCTGCTTCTGTTTGTACTTATAAAGAAGTTGTCCTTGTTCAATAAGAACGTAAGGATTTTTTATAAGCTCAAACCATCTGCCAAATTGCCAAGGCTCATATTCCAACATTTCAAATGCCGTATGAAAGTATTTAGTTTTCTCTCTATAGTTAAATGTCCATGTATCCCAATCAGCTACTAATAGAAGAGCAAGGGGCATATCTTCATCCCAATCTTCATCTTCTTGTGGTTGCAATCCTTGTACTTTTTCCATTCCATCATAGAAAGCATTGTTGTTGAAATACCACCATACCAATGAAGCTCCTGATATTCCAGGCCCTGTCATTCTTATCCCCGGAATATAGCTTTCAAAATCCTTATATTTTTCAATAGTCGTCTTATGATGATCAATCCAAACTACATTTTTTGTAATCTTTAAGAGTTCTCTCATATCTCCTGGTTCAATGCTAAAATCAACAATAAACACTCTTTCATCTTTTTTAATTTTATCCAATGGAAACTCCATGCCATAGTTAATTTTAATAAAATTCTCTGGTTTTTCATCTTCTTCTCCTAAGCAAGCATAGTGCCATACTAAATAACCAGCACATTTGCCATCTAAATCTAAATGATAAAAACACTTCATATGTAATCTCCCTTTCTTTAAAACAGAATACTCATCAGTGTGGTATCTTTCTCTATTTCGTTTATGATCTTAGACATCCGGGTACTCGGCGACTTAAATGTTTCCTGTGGTAGATTTCAGTCGCCGTGTCCTCGGATGTCTATTGTGATTAATACTGCCTTGTATTCTAAATCTGATACTCGATTATATATACTTTCTATCTAATTGTTACTTCTCCATCATCAAACATTGGAATATAGGCTGATTCTCCATTGTCCCAATCAAGAATATCTGAATATTTTACAAATTGGATTATTGACACAAAATATTCTTCTTCAATAGGATAATCTGCTTCTTTATAATGGCTGAGCCTATATCTTTGATATAGTAATCCTTTAACAATATCTTGCAACTCTTCCAAATCCTCTTCAGTTGTTGGATACGCATCTTCCTCAAACTGAAAATATTCATAAATAAATTTTGCAACTTCAATTAATGGGAAATGGAAATGACTATCTCCAAATCTTATCCTTATATACATAGTTTTATCTTCTTCCATTTATTTTTCCTCTACTTAATCTTGTTATATAACTCTCTAAACTTCATGAAATCTTTTGCGTCTCCACCATTGTCAGGATGTGCTGATTTCATTGCATATTTAACTGCTTCTTTAACTTCAGGCGATTCCTTATACTTCTGAACATGTGCAACATTTTCTGTTCTAAGTGCTGTAATATCGCTCTTTAAAACATTTACATGAATTTGTAATTTATGATTTTCTCGTCTTAATATGGATATTTCATACTCTGCATATCTAAGTTTGTTTTTGCATCTGTTAAATTCTTCCACAAGATCTCTGTTTTCACTTATCTCATCGTCCATTTTGATACCATGAAGGCCCCATCCTAAGAAAAATCCCATACCAAGCACTGCTATTGAATAGACGAATTCAAGCCAACTCATAACATCATTCTCCCTTACTCAATTCCTGATAAAATGGCACACTCATAAGTTCTGCTCGCAGCTCATCATACATTTTATGTAATCTTGGATTCACTAAACTCATCCATTTCTTGCGATCATCTTTTGCCATGGCTTCTCTTACCATAGTTGCACTAATTGGCAAGTCCTGTCTATTTACGATCAGTTCTGCTGTATTGGCCAAGTCTTTCTTATCAAACCAGCCACTTCGACTTTCATCGTTTCCATAAATCATGATCTCTGGGTTCTTGTAGATATAACGATCTACATTATTTAATAAGTATTTACCCCACTCAGGACAAATATCATTCTCATCTGTCATATCAGCTAATCCATAGATCATTACTTCTGGTCGATCTCCATAGATTTCCTTTAAGATCTTTGTTCTTGTGTTAATGTTGAATGGATTCCTTTCAGTCCCGCACTCCTGTGCTGATCCAATCAGAATCAATAAACGATCGCATAATAAAAGACCGGTATCAACCAGTCTCTCATGTCCCTTATGAAATGTCTGGAATCTCCCACACACTAGTCCTGTATCATATGGTTTCATTATTGCTCACTCCTTTTCTTTTTTTGCTTCTCTCCAATAAGCTTCATCTAATCTTTCCATGTTGTCATCCTCAAACTCTGGAACAAAGATTCGATGTCCACAAATTTTACAAACACCATAGTTTTCTGTGTAAGTAACTTCTATCCCCTTTATTACTTCAGTTGTTTCTTTAGAAAAAGTCTCATAAGGCACTCTTTCACGACAATGAGAACATAATAATTTTTCTTCCATTATTCATCATCTCCTTCACCAAACATAATGCTTAATCCCTTAAGCATCCCATCAAGTTTCTTGTCAATAGCTCTGATTCTCTTATAGTTATAAATTAACATGTATGGGATTCCAATAATCACACACAAAGCTGCGATCAAACCAAGAATCCATAATATGTAAAACATTATTTCCATCTTATCTTTCCTTTCTAAGTTCTGTTCTCACTTCATACCACCAAACAGATACTTCAATTTGTTTTCTTTCTTCCTCAGTCACTCCCTGATCCTTAAGGGAATTGTCTGCAATTTGTTTTAATTCCCAATCACTAATATTAGGATCTGCATAATTTGGTAACTGCCAGTGATCTTCTTCTAAACACATCTTAATAAGATCATCTACCATAAGCTCCAATTCTTTTTCAGTTTTTCCCTGTGTATTACATAGGAAATACGGAATATAGGCTATGTATGGAATTTCTTTAGGTGTCTTATCGTGAAATACAATCACTGGATATTTCATATTGAACTTGTCTAATTTCTTATTTTTCATCGGTCACACTCCTCACATTTTTCTGGACTTGTTTCATTCCATGCTCTTATCGCTTTCATATTTGCCCTATTAATACTTCCTGGATCGGGAATTGTTTTAAAATTGTTCCCCTTAGTTGATAAATCGTAATGCCTATTTACTGTTACAGAAAAGCCACATTTTGGGCAATTGATTTTAACTTCATATATTCCTCTCAACCCACATAATTTATGTGTTTCATAATTAAGATCTGGACTATAAGACCATTTAACTTGTGGCTTTCCACCACATCTGCATTTATGCAATCTTGGATATGTCCATGGTGATTCTTTATGTGTTAGTAAATAATGATTTGTTTTGTAAATAATTACATACACTATCACAATCGAAAATATGATCAATACAGTTATCATTTCCTAACCACCTCTTCTAAAAAATCTCATCCAATGCTTCTTCAATAACTTCTTTGATATTCTCTTCTGTTAAGTCATAATCATACATCATATCATCCATCGGAAGATGACTTTTCATACACGTAAACAAATACTCTGCAAGTCCTTCTGTGTCATAACCTTTTACAACATCATCCTTTTTCAAAGGCTGTTTCATACCATTCCTTATGTGATGTCCAAGTCCATGAGCGGTGATAATAATTTTGTTCCCTTTAGGAATTATCTCTTTTCTTCCCCAGTTTGTTTCAACTTCTGTTTCTCTTTTTGATACTAATATTTCTCCGATTTTATATGTACTCATTTTCTTTCACCTCTACTCCCATTCTTTTTCCAAACTCAATGATTTGCTCTCTACTTAACCATTCCGGCTTTTCATTCTCTGTGAACAAATCCCAAATAAACAGCATATAATCAATCTGTTCTTCTTCTGTCTTACCCCACAAATGATTAACACACTCATGACCATTTAAATAGTACTCACAATCTTGTCTCATACGATCTAACAGCATGTATCTATACTTCTTGTCTCGCTGTGAAATCCAGATTTTCATTTCTTTCATTTCATTGGTCATAACTTATCTCCCTTCATAGTTCCAATATCTAATCCAACTCATAGCTTCTTCCATATAAGCTGGATTCAGATCCTGCCATCTACTACCGCACTCAAACTCAGCCTTAAGATCATTCCAGAGATTAGCAAAATACATTCTGCTTTTCTCTTTATATAAATCAGAGTGGGCACCACCTAACAGTGAACCCACTCTATCTTTAACTGCTCTATGTACTTTATTTTGCTGAGTTGTTGAAAGAGTCATGTTTGAAATACTCTTGTCAAATGCCTTTGTTTGCTTTTCTAAAGCGTCTTTAAATTCGACCATCTGATGAACATATGTAACCTTAAAATCTCCAAACTCTGCTAAAAGTTGGTTAACACTCTGATCCGCTGCAACTTCATAATGTCCTGTTTTCCTTAATGTTGGAAGCACTTCTGAAGTTACCCATCTCTTGAATTCTCTCGCTTTCTCTAACTTGCTTCCAAAGATCAATGCATACATACCTGACTCGTTGATAAGCCAGCCACCACGTTGTCCTAAACTCGATAACGTTTTGTTATTGAGTTTATCATCGTCATCAACATGATCTGCCAATGCTTTACTTGGATTCGTATAACCCAAACACTCGGCCACATCTTTCCCAACAAACCACGGATCACCATCAATAACAACCGTTCTCACTTCTCCAAAATCAGCATTATCAAATACCATCTGTTGTAACTGATCTGATTCTGATTTCTGTTCTACTTTAACTAACTCTGCCATATGTAAATCTCCTTCCTATTCGTGGCATATTGTATAAATTATATTCTCATACGGATTATCAACGCAGAAATCATATAAGTCGCCTTCATCATCTAGCTGCACACTATCGAAGCTAATGTCTTTTACTGTATTTGTACAATCTGGAATATAAAACTGAACATCAGATAATTGTGCTCCTCGAATTTCATCAATTTTACCATTCGCATACTGGTCATTAAATTTAATTCCCTTTAGTCTGCCTGAAAACTTTTTAAATCCGTGTTCATCACAATCAGTATCAAATCCTAATTCTGTTTCATCCCAATCTAAGACAAATAATTCCTCGCCTCTTCTAGCTTCAATAAAGTCTATAGCTATCATATTTGCAGTTGTTTTTGCTTTTCCTGTTACATAACATCTCATAATATACTCGCTCCTATCTATTCTTAGACCCAGCAATAAACAACAATAGAAGATAATAAGTCCTGATTCCCAACTTCTCTTCTGCTAATATCCTCACTGCTTCATCCACATCTACGATCTGTACTGTCAAATCTTCATTCGCTTCTAACTTACTTAAATCAATCTCACCAGTTGCAATCCCATACACAGTACTAACACATTCATCTGTCATACCAGCACTTGAAAAACACGGTCTATTTAATCCAGACATATCATCACATGGCTTAAAGTCTAAACCGGTTTCTTCTTTCATTTCTCTAATTGCAGCTTCTACAACTGTCTCTCCCTCATCTACAAGACCCGCAGGAAGTTCATATATGTAATCATTTACTGGATATCTAAACTGTCTGATCAATACCAGCTTATCTCTTTCCTCACCATAATAAGCATACATTAGCACTGCGTCTGCTTTAGGCTCTCCTACTTTAGCTACCAACTCTTCTTCATTATGTCTGCTAGCTACATAATATGGATGCTCATTTCCATTCTTATCGACCACAGTATAGTCATACAGATTCAAAAACTTGTTATCTGTCTGCTTTTTGATTTCTTTTACTCTACTCATATGTAAATTTTCCTTTCTGATAGCCTAAAGTCGCAAATTGCGACGTTAGAAAAAAGATGAGGTACGCATCTGATACCTCATCTTATGAATTCTCCTTTCAGTTTCTTATAAGCTTCCCACACTGCATCTCCTCTTCTAAAATTATACCCATTATCTGTTGCAACCTCTGTTCCACATTCTTTGCAACGACCAACTTTAAAAGGGAAATGAACTATAGTTCCATGGAAATTCTCTTCCACCACTTCATCACGAATACTATAGTCAACAAGCTTTCCACATTCTTGACAATAGGCACGTTCATGTAACTTACTCACTTTGGTCACTCTCCTAACTTCTATCGATCTCATGCTCTAAAACTTCTTTACATTCTTTCAGATAATCATCGAATTCCTTTCCTGTAAAGAATCTGAACATGTCATTAAAAGTCTCATGCCCATTCTCTTGATCTCTGTAAATTGAAAATAATTCAATTGCTGTCGCACTTGTTTCAAAATCCTGATCATCCATAAGATCTGCTAAAATAGTATCAGGATCTCTAAAACTATGATCAATTTCCCCTTTTATCTGTTTCTCTAAAAATTCTCCATTTAACTCAATTACTTTATCTAAAAGCTCTCTTACTCTCATAAATTCTCCTCTCTCAGTTATTACACTGTTCACGTACTTCTGGTCTAATTTCTACTTCGATCATTTCCACTGCTCTCACCTCTCTAGTCATAACACTCTTCTGGAGTTCCATTGATATAACATCCATATTCTGCTCTATGTGGAGCATAATCTATATCATCACTGTCAATGAATCCAAAATCTTTTCCACATAGTTTAAATCCATCCATTATATACGTTTTAATATTTTCTGGATATACATTATGTTTCAGTGCAACTGCATTTATAAACTCATCAATTTGATAAGTGTTTTCATCATCCATTAATCCAGAAATGGGAAATTCTTCTTCATAATGTTTCCCATCTATTTCAACCATGTCTTTCCAAGTAAATTTCTGTTCTTTAAATTCCATTAGTATATTCTCAATGAGAATAATAGGAATACAGATACCTTTTGATCTACATTTCGTTTTACAGTCTTCTAAATTTTTATAACCTCTAGCTAAAGCTCCTATACATATATCTCTTGTTCTTATGTCTAATTCTCCGTTGTCTTTTTTATAAATTGAATGATAAAAACACTTATATCGAATTCCCATAATCTCACCTCTATTCCTGTGGCATGTAAAAAACCGTATTCTGATCTGGAATACGGTTCTTATATTCTTCTATAATTTTAAGTAATACCTCATTCGCTCTTTCATATGATTCAAAATCTCCTAAGGTTACATTTCCATCTCCTAAGAGATCCATAGAGATAAAAAACCAATCTCCAGAATGAGATACATACAAGCATTTCATCATCTGTATATTATAGACTTCAGATTTCTCCTGACTTACAATTAACATACTTCTACTTCCTTTCTTTACTTACTTATTTAAAAACTACAATGGGGACAGTGGGATTCGAACCCACATAAATATAAGTGTTATTTTATTACAATAGGGAGGTACAAAATGTTTATATTTAATATGAAAATTTTAGTTTTAAGTTCTTTATGGAAGAATGTAGTTTTGCTTTACCTATTAAGCTATGTCCCCAAAATGCCAGCTCTTACGAGCCGGCTCAATACTAATTCAAGAGATCCTGAATATTGATCATAGATTTACTATCACCAGATACTTTAGGAACCTCTCCGTTCCATTTCTCAATCCACTGCTGAATTAAGATTTTATTTGTCAACTGTTTCTCTAAGATTTTGTTTGCATCTGCTTCTGCTTTAGCATTAACTACCTTAGTCTCAGCATCTTTCTTAGCTTTAAGACGATTCTGCTCTGCTGTTTCTACACGTTTCTTGGCAACTGCCTCATCAGCGATCGCTTTTTCAATCTCATTACCTGCGTTCATGTCTTTGATAGTCAGCTGCACAAGCTCAACACCCTCATCTTTAAGCATATTCTGTAAATCTTTTGTAGCTAAGGCGTAGATTTCATTTTTCTTAGCACCAAGAGTATCAATCACATTGTACTGAGTAACAACTGTTTCAATACTCTTCTGTGCATAGTTACTAATAATATTCTGCTTTAAGTTGTCAAGTGTTGTGTATCTCTTGTATACTTTAAAAGCATCTTTCTGATTAACACGGAACTTGACATTCACTTCAGCTCTGACAAACTGTGCATCTTTCGTTTGCACATTTACGTTTTTGATTGTTCTCTCTTCTACAGTAGTTGGAATAAGGAATACCTTATCAATTGGACTCTTGAATGTAATTCCTTCATTTAATGTCTTGCTGCTAGTTCCACTGAACGCTGACCAACGGATTCCTACATTATTAGATGGTACATATACAACACACAATGTAAGTACAAAAATCACAATAGGAACTAATGCCCATAAAGCACCTTTCTTGGATTTCTTTGGTTCCTCTATATCGAAATCAAAACACCCAACAACAATTAACACTATAGTTGCAATAATCAACAATACTCTAAATAAAAACATTAACATTTTAAACTTCCTCTACCTTTCTATTCATCTTTGTTCAATGCAATCAATGAATTTCCACATGTAATTCTGTCTGCATCTTCTTCTTTTGACGGAACAAATACAATTACATCCCAACCGTCTTCTACTAAAGGCTGTTCAAATTTTTCATAAACATCAAAATCTGTAACAATCTCATAACCTTCATCAACAGCTTCAACTGTTTCATGAATTGGAGTAATCTTAACAATGCACTTTTCTTTGTCAAAATACTTGTTCATTAAATCAACATCCAAGTTGCTTTCAGATGTAACTGCAAAATTTAATGTATATTTGCGTTTCTTTGGCATTGGAAGATCGTCAATAATAGCTCCAATTTCTTCTAACGACAAAGAACATTCTCTAAACATTTCATTTCGCTGTTCTTCATCTAATGTATTGATAGAAAACTGAAGACCGAAACCATCTTCTCCACCGTATTGGAAACCTGTTGCTATCCATTTGAATAAAAACGCTTTCAAGTTCTGATTTGCTTTTGGCATCATTGTAGAAACAACAGGGTGATATGTATCAAAATGAATATCTCCATCAGGATCAGCCAACATTAGAGCAACCTGTCTTGCAGAAACAATTACATTTGGATTAAATGTAGGTTCACCCATTCTGGCATAATGCACATTTAGTCGTTCTCCATCTTTTACTCCAGATAAAGCGATTCCAGATGTGATTTCAGCCATGAGCTCAGCTAAAGATGCATTTCCTTTAAATCCAAGCTTAGGGCAATCACAGAAATTACAATGCATTGGACAACCTTTCTGAGAAGAAACAGTAACAACCAATTTTTCTTTTATATCAACAGGCTTATGTTCTACTTTCTCAATACGTTTGTTATATCCAAGAAAATCTGCTTTAATATTATTTTCCTTTCCATAGTCTCCAACATAAAGATATTCCAATGTTAAATCTGTATCAGAAATAATTTTTCCTGTATGTGTATTTGTAATTGTTCTCATCTTTCTTCCCTCTACCTTTCTACATATGTCCAACTCTCAATGAAATCAATTGCATCATCAAAATCGTTTGGACTAAGATCTTTATAAGTTCCACATTCAAACTGTTCTCTAAACTGATGCCACAGATTTGCAAAATACAAAGCACCTTTAGCTTTATAAAGCCCTGAATGAGCTCCACCAAGTAATTCACTTACTCTTTCCTTTGCAGCTTTCTGAATACGACTCTGCTTTTTGGTATCAATAGTCATATTGTCCATGACTTTATCAAGTCTTTCTGCTTGCTCTTTAATGGTTTCTGTAAAAGCTACGATCTGCTCTTCCATTTTAAGAATTTTGCCTTCCAGTCCTAAAGACTCATGTAACAGTTCTTTTTGTCTATCTGTCTTATAGAAGGCTGTATGTAAGATTCCTTTTGCTTCTTTCTGGTACTTGACCAACTTGCTGGAAATGTCAGGATTTTCTTTTCTCATCTTAGGCGTAATATGAATTTTAGCTAACCAAAGTGGAACTGCTTCTTCATACAAAACGTAAGCTTTACGAACCTGGTCGTCAAATTTGACGGGCAGGTATGCTACATCTCCATCAAATACCGCATCTGACTTGATATTTTTAATCTGTCCATCAGCTTGCCCCAATGTTAATCCCAACTGCGTACAGGTATTTCTAACAGCCAACCAAACCTTTCCATCCTCATCTTTAACACCTAACAAAGTGTCATCATAGAATGGAATCTCTTTTGTTTCTACCTCCATTTACTTTCCTTTCTTTTTCTTTGATTTAGGCCTTTCATTCCAAGCATTAACAGCTTTCTCTTCAAGTTCTAACGCAATGACATCTGAATCTAAACGATAGGTCTCTTTGTCTAAAGCGAATGCAGGCCCACTTGCATGGCATTTTGAACACAAAACACAATAACGATATGGTATTTCTTCATCCCCCACATTTCGCACTCGAACTAAGTTAACTTTCTTACTCCTACAAAAAGGACATCTCTTTAATCTAGTTTTTTCTGGAATCATATTTCTCCTTCCTGATCACTCCTGATCCTCTTCACTCTCAATAAACACAAGCTTATCAATTTGCTCTCTGTCACTACCTCTGAAGATAGAAATGTTATTGTCAATAGTCCATTCACCATCAACCTTGACACAACAACTGCCTCTCTGGTATTTCACAGGAATCTTATCCCATTCAATTCCCTTATCAGCCAGTAACATTTCTTTTAGCATCTCACAATTAACACCCTGAAGCTCTTTGTGAGAATAAAATGCTTGTCCAACCATCTGAACTGCATTTCTCATAGCATCCTGCTGTCTCCAATAAATTAGATTTGTAACTTCTTCTTTTGGAATTGAGAACGCTCTAGCATCAAACATAGCTCCACGTTCCTTAGATTTCTCATAGGCCTTAAGCACTTCCATATCTTCGCTTGATATGTCTTCTCCCTTGTTTACCTTAAATCCATAAACAAAAGCACTAAAAGCCTTATTGAACTCCATGGTAGCCATACTCGCTGCAATGCTACACATCTTATCAGTACGGTAGTTAAACCAGCCATCAGAATTTAGCTTCTGATAATCGATAAGAATAAATGTAATTTCATCACTCTGTGTGTAAGCAAACACACAACCTTGAATCTGTCTACACATTTTCATCATTGTGGCCTGCATTGCGTTGCTAAGCACTTCATCAAATGGCTTCTGAAATCCTCTAGTAAATGTATGAAACGCCTTTCCATCTACCCTAATTGCAACTGGTACTCTTCTTGTTAAGTACTGTCTTGAGACACATTCATAAGCTTTCATTCGTTTGTCAAACTCTGTTGCCATTTTCTTTTTCATCTCCTTTCTAAAAAATCTATATACTAAAAGAGACACCTCATAAGAAGTGTCTCCCTCAATACCAATCTTTAACTAACACTTGAATCCCGGAACGTCACCAAAGAACCCTGCAAGAATTTCATCCAGATCATCCATTGCTTTCTTTTTGATGTTCTCTTCATCGTCTGATTCTGACTCATCATCATCTCTACAAAAAGCACAAACGTAATCTCCATTACAGTAATCACAATCGCATTCTTCCTCTTGGCTTTCTTTCGTTCCTACCTGTTTTTCATACGCATCCAAAAGTTTATGATAGGCTTCGATTTTTTCCTGCTTATCTGCATCTTCAATTGAACAACAAGCGTCTGTGTAAAAAACTACACATTCTTCATCTAAGTTGTAATCAATAATGCCTGATAACACAAATGTAAGTTCATCAACTGTCACTTCATTAGCATCTTTTAAAAGTAAAATTTTATAAAAAGAAAGATCCTTTTCTAAAATGATTCCACCCTTTTCTTCAGTTGCTTCATGTGTCAGCTTAGGTCGTCTTACAAAATAGCTAACGTCAGAACAGTCTAGCTTCTCAAGCCCAGTATCTAATGTTAATTTAGTTCTTACAACCGTTTCTCCTTTAAAAATCGCTTTCAT